CCTTTAATAAGACCAATCATACGAATCAGACAAAACATGAATACGATCCGTACGATCATACTGATTCATCCAAACATCATTCCTCATCTGCTGATAACGAGACTCAAACGCATTCTGAAAAACACCAGCCTGCGGATCATCATTAACAAGAAACGCCTTAACAAGCGCCCCATACACAATAATACTATGATGACGAGCCGGAATAAGAAAACCAGCCGTATCCAAAGCCTCCGTAGTAGCAACAGGAGTACGCAAAAAATACAAACGATAATTCGTATCCCCCTCAACAGCAGGATACACAAACATATCATCACCAACAAAATAATAATGCCTAGGAGTACCCGTAGGATCAAGAATACGATAATTCTTCTCCAACACATCCGTTCGCTCAGGAGTCATAATCATATCATTCGACACATCAACAAACGATAAAACACTATTAACCTCATACTGCACAAGCGGAGTACCCGGACTATTAGTAATCTGCACAGGCGTAGGATTAATAACATGAGTATTAGTATCAGGATTAATCCAAAACGAACCACCACTAGTAATCTGCGTAGTACCACTCAAAACCTTAAACTCAAGCACCTTCTCAAGAAAAGGCCAAGGTTCACGAGTAACAACATCCAAATACGCCTCATTCAAAAGCAGCAACTTCTGCGAATCCTCAAAATCCTCAAAACCATACAACTCTAACTCATCATACATCTCATCAAGCGTCACTCGCTTCACCCCCCTTCTCACTCATAAACACCTTCACAACAGGCGACTTACCATGCCCACGAAGGAAATGCTCAACAACCTCAGCAGACTCTTCCGTAGCCTCATCAGCAGCATCCCGAAACTTCTTCTTATGCGCTTCCTGAGACTTCTGAATATCATCAAAAATCTGCCAACCATGCCGCATCGTATCAGCATTACTAACACGACGCAACACCTCATCAACCGACGGAATCTCTCGCCCAAAACCAATCACCGGCATAGCAGGCTCACCACCCGGCATCCTAACATACACACACCAATCCCAAGTATCATAATTACGAGCAAAAAACAAACGCTCATCATATTCCTTTACAATCCTATCCGCACGATACTCGTCCCACGACAACTCGCCATGCCCCGGAATATAAATACTATTCATTAGCAATCCCACGCCCTCAAACTCTTATTGATACGACTATTAGGATCATTAGCAGTCTTAGCAGACGTTAACTTACGCTTCATACCACGCATACGCGCACAAAACGACTTACGCCTAGCCGCAGCCTTAGCCGACTTAGCCGCCTGCGCCCGCTTAACCGGAGGACGAAGCGTACCACCCGTCTGCGCCTTATACGACGCACGACCCTTAGCATTCAAACCACCACTAGGATTCTTACCCTCTTTCCTCTGCCACGCAGCGGACTTAGCCACCTCAACCACCCCGCTTCTTTTTCTTCTTTAACTTACCAGACTTCTGCAACTGTTTAGTAGCAATAGCATACGCCAACTCCTTCTTCATAGAGGGATTACCACTCATAATACGCTTAACACGCTCCTCAAGAACCTTAGGCATACTAACCCCTCCTACGAAAATAAAATCTACGAAGCCTATGCTTCCAATGCGCAAAACCACTCATTAGTTTTTACTCCTGCGTCCGGCAGCAGCACGGCGTTGAAACTCAGCCTTACCATACTTCTTACGCCCAATCCAAGCAGCAAGAGCCTTAGCATTCTTAACGCTCTTCTTCTTACCCTTTTTCTTATCTTTAGCCGCTAGACTCTTGACGAGCCTATCATACTTACTCATCTTAGCCATAACAGCCTCCTTATGTTAGAATAGGGAGGGGCCGAAGCCCCTCCCTACCACTACTAGATACCCGTGTCCGTACTACCGTCAACCTCAATATCATGAATCACAACATGGTTGTTGCGCTTCGTAGCACCAAGGTTCATGTAACGAGTCATAATCGCCTCAAAGGCGTCATAATCCGCCTTCTGACGAAGCGTCTGACCATCAGCATCAAGGAAATGCCAATCCTGATCCGAGAACACCTTAAGAGTGGACTCGTCAAGAATGTACATATTCCCGTACGGAGCGTCAATATCCGAAATAATCGGCATACCACCGTACGAAAGGGTCTTGAAGCCAGCCGCGTAATTCAACGACTCCGGATCAACGTACATCACATCCTGCTGAAGCAGGTTGTAGAACTCACGCTGAATACCAAGCGTCGTAATCATAGCAGTCGGGTTAGAACCCTCAAGCCGAACAAGGTTCAGCGCCTTCTGAATCATATCCAGAGACAGCGTACCGTTGGCAGGCGCAGCCTGCGCATCAATACGCTTGTTATCCCAGTAGGCCTTGCCCGTATCCGTCGGATCAATGCCACCAAAAGCGGTAGCCGACTCCGAAACAACACGACGAAGACCGTCAATCTCGCTAGAACGCGAACCGTCCTGCGAAGTACCACCATCAACGCCCGAACCAGCGCGGAACACATAATTTGCCGTCGTGGTAGAAACAGCCGCACCATCAATCGTGATCGTACCATTGTCATAATCGACAGCAGTAATCTTACGATTAGTAGCAACAGCACCAACAGTAGTCTCAGTGCCAATATCGACAAGCATACCCACGTACAACTGACCCTTGCGGATCGCCTCCTGCGCGTGAGGATTGCTCGCACCCTGAATAATATTAGACGAAGTGGTAGTACCACACTGACTAATCTTAGCAGTACCATCACCATAGACCTGACGAGCCAGATCCTTCTGAAGATCATTGCGAATACCGTCCAACTCAGACTTAAGAGCCTGAAGGAACGCGCCCGCCTCATTCTTCGTCTTAGCCATCGACGGACCCGTCACCTGAACGCGACCGTACAGGTACTTAAGATCGTAGACAGCCTTATCGTACACCTGATTGCCCGCATTCGGCAGAGCAGCGGCCTCAGCACGAGCACCGATACCACCAGAACGCGACGTATGAAGCGGCACATAAGCCTGCTTACCAACCAGATCCTCCGACCGCGTATTCAAACGCGCCAGAAGAAGAACCTCATTATTCAGTTGCTCAGCAACCGGACCAAGATAATACTCCTTGAGAATGTCGCTAAGCGTCGAAAGCCTAGCACCATTAGTAAGACTCATTCTTGGAACACCCCCTTATATTAGTTAGGAAATGTTACGAATAGCCTCCAAAGCCGCCTTATGCGCATCCTCCAGATTCTTAAAGCCCGGAGAAGGCGTAGTATTCGGCCCCGTAGGAACAGGAGTCGCACCAGTAGGCACCTGCTTAGACTGCAAATACCCACCAAGTAAACGCTGCTGAATAGCATGATATTGCTCAGCCGCAGCCTGCAAATCACCATTAGTAGCATACGCAAGGCTATAAATAGCCTCCACATCATCATCCGAATAATGTGGATTAGCCAACCTAATCTGCTGCTCCTCCATCTCCAACTGCCCAATAATCTCTGCCTGCTGCTGCTGAATCATCATTTCCTGACGAAACTCTCGCATCTCAGCAATCTCTTGAGCAAGCGCCGGAGGAAGCCCCTCGTAACTCTGTTCAACAGGAGTAGTATCCGCTTGAGTCATACCAGTATCGGCTGGTTGCTCCCAATGCGACTGGACACGCGACACAAACTCGCTTGCAGCATGAGGGTCAGTCTCCAATCGCCTAACGAAGTCCACGATATTAATCGCCTCATTAGGACCTACACCCAACTCGGAAAGCGAATCGTTAAAACGCCGCAATTCCGCAACCTCCTGAGTCTTACGAGTATAATCAGCCTGCATAGACCGATACACCTGCTGTAAATCCTCAGGAAGAGTAGACGGATCAAACCCCGTAAAGGATTCAGCCTCAAACTGATTGTCCTCCACAGGCGCCTCAACCGCCTCCTGAGCCACCGGCATCTCCTCCGGCAACTCACCGACAAACGCCTCAACAGCGCCGTCCAAATCGAACTCTGCCATTAGTCTTCTCCTTTACTTAAGAGTCCCACAACGGGTTGCTCTACAACGACTTCGGCATCGACAATCTCAGTAGCCCGACTCTCAGCCGCACTAACAAGACCATCAACAAAACCACCCATAAGTTCCTTCATATCCTCCCGCGACGGAAGCGTATGAACAGTCTCAGTTCGCTTAGTAGCAAGCCCAGACGCAAGACGAATCTTATCATCCATAATACCCACCACCGTAGCAATTGCTGACAACTGCTTAACCTCCGCATCAGGAATCAACTCTTCCAACTTATGCATAGCCTGTTCCCGAACACGATTCGCATGATTAACAAACAAATACTGCTGCTCAGGAATCTTATCAAGCACCTCCTCAGGAGGGCCATTCTCTTCCCACTCACGAACCCAATACCTAAACGTACCATGAGGAATATTACAATCCCGGCTAGTCTTACGAACATTCTTATCATTCGCAATCCATTGAACATACGCAGCCGCTTTATCCTCAGACGACCACTGAATATGTTTATTAGAAGACAACCTTACTCATTTCCTCCTCATACTGCTGACGCATCTTCTGCTGATGCATAGCATCCTGCTCAGACAACTTGCCCGCCAACTGCTCCTGCAAACCACCAATAGCCGCACTACCCGGAGCCTCAGCATTAGGCTTATCCTTATTATCAATAACCACAGTATCAAGCGGCGGCTCCAACAACTCTTGCGGAGTAACACCCTTAATACCCGAATTACCAATAATCTTAGAACCAGTCGTAGGACCAACAGCACCACGCAACTGAAGCGACACCTTAGGCGCCTCACCAGTCGGTAGATTCTTCGCATCCAACGCCTGCTGCGTCAACATAAAATGCTTCTGAAAACGCTCCTGAACATCAAGAGGAAGCATCTCAAACTCTGGAGACTTCATATACAACGCATGAGTCTCCAAATGCGCCGCATGATTCTCAAACGGCAACGGCTGCAAACCAGCATCCATAGACTGCTGCAACAACTCCTGCGACATAGGCAACGGCTGATTCGTCATAGGATCCACATCAGGATTCATCATAGCCATCATCAACTGCTGCTGAGCCTGAGCATTAGCAGCCTGATTAATAACAGCACCATCAATCAACTTATCATGCTCACGCATAGCCTGCTCCTCATCCGCTTGGAACTGAGCCTGCAACGTCTTAAAATCAGCCATATCAAGATACTTATACGCCTTCGTAGGACTAATAATACCCATCTGAAGCATCTGCAACACACGCGCCTGCCTACCCGCACGAGTACGAGGAAGACCAGAACCCGTCTCAACCTTAACCCCAACACCCGCAAGAATATCAGCAGACTCAAACCGCTCAATCTTAGGCTTAGAACCCATACCCGTAAGCATAAGCATACGCGGCTCCTGATAATACTTCTGAGCCAACTCAAGCATAAGATTACCCGCCAACTCCAAAGACTTCTCCATCATAAGAATTTGAGGAGCCAAACGATCAACAGCAGCCTCCTGCAACAAATCAATCGCCACACCAGCCTCAACATTTGGGGGCACATCACCCTGAAGAATCTCAGTCAAACCAAAAACATCCTTCAAACGCTGACCAAGATCCTGCAAATGATCAAACACATAACCCGGCAAACCCGGAAGCGGAATACTCTCCGGAACACGACCAGCAACCGGATTATACTCAAAAATAGCCCCCGGCTCATCCGTAATACGCTGACGCAAAGAACCAACCGGAGCCAACATCTGCGGCTTCAACGTAAGATTCTTATACTCAATCAACTGCGACAACGTACGATTTAACTCCTTCTGAAGCGGAATCGCCTGCTCAACAACCGACGTATCATACAACTGCCCCGGAATACGAAGACCCGGAAACTTCACAAGCGGCAACTTCATAAACGGATAAGGCCAATCCGACTCATACAACACAATACTCGGATTCTTCGTAAACACCACATAACGACCATTAGGATACTTAGGACTAGAAAGAAAATACCCAATATACACCACACGAACATTCTCCTCAGTCTTCGCATCCACAGACCCAAACAACCCCGGAAGCGTCTCATCAGGATAACGATTAACAGCATTAGGCTTTAACCTAACACCATAACGCGACTGAATATCCTTAGGACTCATCGCATGAACACAAATCGCCCACTTACAATCCTCAAACACCTGAGCAGAATCATCCAAATACACATCAAAAGGAGACATAACCTCAACCTTAATATCCCCCTCAAACACCTCCTGCTCAAACTCAGACGCATCCAAACCAAACTCTTCCAAACGCTGCTTAAAAAAGTGCTCAACCAAAGGATTAACAATAGGCTGACCAGACTCAGGCTCCACCATAGCCTTAATACTATTACCCGTCCGATCATCCCAACTAATCTTCCAAAAACCATTACCACAAATAATCGACCAAAGCATCGCCTCTTCACGCTTAGAAGACAAACTAAACTGATCCCACCAATACTCCAACAACGCCTCAGCAACCTCAGTCGCCTTCATAGCCTCATAAGAAGACTGGCCCGGAGTCGCATAAAACTGCGGCTTCGACTTAACAAGACGCGCCAACAAACCATGCGTATGAGGCGCAATCTGATTAGCAACAAGCCTCACACGATAACGCGGCTTATCACCCTCATCCGTAGGAAGCGACTCAATCCGACGCGACTTCCGATTATAAAACACATACTGCTTACCCTTATAAAACGCAAGATTCAACTTCCACTGACGCTCCATAGTTTCACGCTGACGCTGCAACTCGTCAACCTTCTTCACAAGAGAATCCGCAGGAGCGAACCCCTGAGGAACATCACTATTACTATAAGCACCCTCTCGGTCCACTCCACACCCCCTTATTAATCAACAAATTGAATATCCGCAGGCACAAGCCCCGTAGACTCTAACAACGACTTATACTCCGAAGGACTAATAATACCATGCTGCAACGCCCAATCAGCGTCCTGCTCGTCCTCACTTACCCTTAGTTGCCCCAGAGGAACGTCGCTTAGCGGGCTTGCTCCCTCCAGCCTTAGCCTCTCCAGCCTCAACCTCTCCGACTCCAGATTCAACATCTCCTGCGTCCACGCTCTTTGCGTTTCCAGAATTTCCTGCATCACGCTTAACAAGAGTGTATCCCGCTTGCTCCGCCAACCAAACAATCGTCTCCTCCTTAACAACCCGATTACGAGACATACGCATAAACGGGGTAGCATGATTACGAATACCCGTATCTAAAACAGTCTCACCCGGAAAAATACGCTCACCAGTGATAGCATCACCAGCATTACTACCAATCTTCTTAAAACCAGTCATAATTACCACATACTCCCTAAATATTCGTCAACATAACGGTCTTCTTTCTTAACAGAAGGGCGATCAGCAATCACCCAATCCGGCAAACCCCCCGGATTATCGTTAGACTCCTCAATAAACGAGTCTCCAAGGAGCGCGCCAGCCGTACGAAGCGCAATCTCCACCGAATCCAAACAGTCATCCTTCGGATTCGACATACTTGCATCATAATTAATCCACTCGTCAATAAAATCCTTATGCTCAGCCTTAATTTGGATCTTACCAATCCTAAAAAGTGGCGACATAGCCATAATACGCTCGTATTTCTTACCCTTAGCAAAAATAGGGACAATAGGAGGCATACTAGGCAGCCTTTCTGCCTGCTGCACCAAGGCTGCTTGATAAGCATTACTCTCAATTCCAATAATTTCCGGATTATACCGTAAATAATACTCTTGAATCTTTTCTAATTGTTCTACAAATGGGATTTTTGCTGCGTATTGGTCGATTAGGAATACTTGATTATTGTCTGATACGCCTACGACGCTGATTACGAAGCGGTCACCCTTGCCGCTCATGCTTACTGCGGGGTCTACGCCCATATATTTGCGGAGTTTTTGTAGTGTTCCGTCCGCTGTGCGGGGCAGATCCTCTTCTGTGTAGTAGTGTAGCCAGTCTCCGGCAAGATCACGTCCTGCCATAGAGTCAAAAGCAGCCATATATTCTTGTGCAAAGAGCAAAGGATGGTATCGTTGCTTTGTATACTCCCATTCTCGCTTTGGAAAGTAAGGATTATCAATACTACGATACTCTACGCGCCCCTGATTCGGGTCGCTGATAGCATCCTTATTCCAGAATTCCTCATAAAACCAGTTTTTACCGTCTGGTGTAGTGGTTGTGATGAGTAATCCTTGCTTATCTGAAAGGGCCGGTCGCATAACTTGCCACGGCTCTTCACTCCTAATGAAGGCTGCCTCGTCCATCCAAAGAATGTCCAGTCCGGCACCACGAAGGCTCTGCGGATCATCAGACGACTTGAATTCGATAAGGCTCCCATTAGGGAATTCAAAAGTCATTGCGCCCCGGTTCTCCTTCACATCTTTACCGATAGACATTCCAGCCTCCGTAATAACCTTACGCAAAGTAAGGAGTGCCGGACGCAAGACTTTATAATCTTTACTTGTGGCCCATACCCAGAGAGGATTATCATTATCCTTTCCGTACGCATCCTTGTGGAATTGTTGTGGGTATAGGCAGTAGAATAATACTTCCCATGCGGCGCAGAGGGTTTTTCCTCCGCGACGACCAGCGACTAAGTGTCGGAAACGAGTAAGATTCTGTTCGTTACTATTCGTGTGGAATAGCATTTGCCATAAGTGTGGCGCGTACCCGTTGGATAAGAACCAGCCAATCTTCTCCGGGTATTGGAGGAAGAGTCGTTCTAGTTCTTTCTTATTGTTGGGTGCGCCCTTCTTGAAACTATAGTTTGGCACTGCTCCTCCTAGTGGGGTCGATGATCCCCACACTTTGGACACTTAGAATAATATGGCGGATTGTCAAGATCACAAGAGTGGCAATACCACGGCTCTTTGCGTTGTTCCTTGATGATTCGCTTTGGTTGTACATTAGAATTAAACACACTATCTCCTATAAAAAATAGTTGCAGAGCCTTGATTAGCAACACCAATGTCATCATAAGGCGTTCCAATAAGCGCCACATTACCAAGTCTAGATAATGCAACACTAGTACCAAAGTCATCTGCTTGAGACACACCTGAAGGATTAGTAAGTTTAGTACCCTGTTGCCAACCACCATTTGTTAACGTATAAATAATAGCACTGCCTTGATCAACAACAGCGCCAACATCGTCTCTTGGAGCCCCAATAAGCGCGACTTTGCCATCCTTAGATAAATCAACACTAGCACCAAATCTATCGCCATTTACCCCAGTAGAATCCGTAAGTTTTGTTAATTTACTCCATGTAGTTCCACTACGAGTAAAAATTGTTGCAGAACCCGTAGTACTACTCCCATTATAAAGTGAGGCCGCCCCACAAATAGCGGTATTACCATCACTAGACAAAGCCACGCTGTCTCCCAATTCGTAATTAGTCTGCATAGTATTATCTTTTAATGTTGCTTGAAAAGACCAAGTAGTGCCGCTTCTAGTATAAACAATTACAGCGCCAGTATCGTCATTACCCGCTCCAGAACCGCCGTCCCATCCAGGCGCACCAACAATTAAGGTACTACCATTATCATTAAAAGCAAGACTATAACCAAAAAGCGTAACATCTCTACCATCGTCGTCTATTAGCCTTGTAAGTTCTTGTTCAAAAACCCAAGAAGAACCATTATAAAAATAAATCCTAACGTTTTCAGTTTGTAACGAAGGCACGTAGTCACGAGCAATAGCAACTCGTAAACCATCACCACTAATAGCAACGGAAATACCAAAATCACCGCTTGCAACAGGAGTAGGATTAGTAAGTTTAACTTGCTCTGTCCACGTACTACCTGTCCGACTAAAAATATAAGCGCTTCCTGAGCCTGAAAAACCGCCAGTGCTATCTTTTGGAGCACCAACAACCATAGTATTTCCATCATTAGACACAGCAACGCTCCACCCAAAACGAGAAGGCGGTACAGGAGAAGAGCCATTAAGTTTTGCTTGTTGACTCCAAGAACCATTATTA